CTGATACCTCAGTGCCTCCTCCACTATCAGAAGGTGCTGCTGTGTATAATGCGACATACCATGCTGTAGGTCTTGTTGCAGTCCCATTGGTCATTAACCAATCTAATAACAATGCTTCTGCGTGATCTGATAAAGCTGCCATTTATATTTTCTCCTTAATTAAGCTGATACTTTAAACCAAATATCTCCATTAGTACCACCTGATGGAGAAGCTGTACTTACTGTTACACGATTTACTAAAGCTGAATAATTATTATAAATCGTGTTCATTTCTGTAATGATGTCAACACCATTAACTGTTACTGAATCAACTTGCATATTACTTACGTTAAGAATATCAAAGTTATTCATATCTAAATTGTTTTCCATTTGGTTAGGTTCACCAGATGGATTATTACGATAGAGCACTTGATTATTAAAGTGATCTTCTAACGTATTGAACGTAGCATTTAATGATGCTGTACTTGCGTATCCTGACTGTATATCACTGATTGTTATTTTAGCCATTACGTTTTTTCCTCTTTGCCTCTTTTGTTAAATTAGTTTTAGCAGAAACAACTCTTAAATTCTTTCTACTGTTAGAACCACCACTCTTTAGTGGTTTCTTGTGATCTACTTGTCTTGGATCACCTACTTTTAATCCCATCTTCTTACGAGCTGCATTACGAGCTGCTCGATCTTTTACTCGTGTCGGTTTCTTTTTCTTTTCCCAAGAGAGTTCTTTCTTGTAGTCTCTCTTACCATTGGTCATGTATGGCATTATGGATAAAGATACTCAGCACCATTGGTGTCGAAGTATTCCTTCATAAGATCTGCTAGTGACTTCTTAGAAGAACTTAGATCTGTCTGTAATGCTACACGAAGACCATCATTGTATTCTGTTGGATAACCATTTGTAGCACAATAAGCAATAAATGTATCCTGTACTGGAAACTTCATCATTTCTTGTCTTCTCCTCCATTGACAACCTTAAGACCAATTCGTTCCATGTCTGACTCTAAATCATTACGAACACCTGCTTGGATCTTACGTTCACGTTCTAACTCTGCTTTAGAAGGACGACCACGCTTAGAAACGTAACCTTTGTCGGCTAAATACTTCGCAGCATTAATTCCTTTAGCATCGTTATCTCTTGATGCAAACATCATGGCTTTAAGAGCCTGAGCTTTGATACGAACATCTAACTCATCTCTCCAAGCTTGTATATACTCTTTCAACATCTTAGACTCTGTAATCTTCAACCAATGGTCCCAAGACCCAAAAATATCTGTAGCAAACTCATATTCGAATCCTGGGACGTGATCATAGGTTAGATATATCTGTTTGAGTGAAGGGTAGACTTTGCCTTCTTTCTCAATGTCATGGGGTTTTAGCGTGAAGATAGGCTCCACATGATCTGCAGAGAATTGGCGAAATTCCCAGAAAAGACTAATGGTCTTGAATTGACCATCTGAAGTCAGCAGATGTTCTTTGTATTTATTGATGTCCATGAGTATTAAGGTTATTCTAAGAGTCTACCTTAATAGTATACCACAACTTTGAAAAAAAGTCAAGAGGTATTTGTTAATTAGTATAAGGAATGTGAAGTCTGACATCGACAGACAAACTATTCCCCTTAAGAATATATGTATATAATATATTTAATATAGTATAATGATATAATAATATAATTATTTAATTAATCTTTATTAATACAAATATTGTATCATATTTCTAAATAAAAGTCAATACTCTTCTGATTTAAAATACTTATCACGTCTGATTAATAAATCTTATGACTCTAGTAAGCGAGCTTATGCGAGCTGTGGGTTGCAGCAAAGCTGCTAGCGAGCCGATTTTTATAGTATAATCGTTTAAGATACGCAATCCTGATATTGAGAATTTCTATGAGAAATTATTTAGTTGTAGTACATACAAGTCAAAACCCTTAAAACCCCCTTGTACCCCTTCGAGCCGAACCCGTTTAAACACAATCAACATTAATTTCATTATATAAAATCATATAATATGAAAAGATATAATATAAAATCATAGTTTGACATGGTAACTTGATTGGTGAATTAGATATAAACGAAACCTATCACGCATAAGTCTTTGATAAATAAAACCTATCAGTATTTTTGAGATACTATATTCAGAAGTAAGTCAAGCATAATGTGATTTAAAATATAAATCAAAAATGATATAAAAAACTAATCATTTTTATTGACTTTGTTTAAACAATTCTATAAATTTTCATATGTAGCATTTAATTATTAATTTTAGAAGGGGTTCAAAATGAGAAATTTAAACAGTAAAAAAGCAAAAAAAGAATTAGGCGATCTAATATTTCATATTTCTTTAAAAAACGAACATGCAAGATTATTTTTAACAACTAATAAAGGGGATCAAGCTTATGAGTCTGAAGACTATAAATTCAGTAAACTTTCTTTTTATGGGTTTAAATTATTAATAATAGAATTATATGAAGATTTTGGCATATCTTTTTATGATGATATGAAAGATTATTCTGAAGAAAAAGAGGAAACAAAATTAAGAAAAGATCTAGCTTTTCAAGATTGGAAAGCAGTAAAAGAAAAAGAGGTTGCATAATTTTAACACGGGGGCGTGTTTAAACGTCCCCATTTTTAAGGGGTAATATAATGAATAGAGAAACATATTTAAACAATTTTATTGACACTTTCGCATTAAATTTATTTGAAAAGAAAGGTTATGATTTAAAAGCAATTAGAGACAATATAAAAGTTACTTGCTCGATCACAACAAGAAAAAAAGCTATAGGGCAACACTTCGATCCAATGGCATCAACGGGGGGATTTAATGAGATATTAATAAGTCCATTTATTCAAGATAGCGTTAAAGTTTTAGGGGTCATGGTTCATGAATTAGTCCATGCTGTTATAGGTAACGAGAACGGACATAATCACGTGTTTAAACGCTGTGCAACGGCTGTAGGGTTAGAGGGTAAAATGACGGCTACGAGTGAGAGTGAGTGGCTTGTATCCTTGCTTTATGATTGGATCAGAGAAAATGGCGAGTATCCACACAAAGCTATGATTAAATTAGATAGTCAGAAAAAGCAAACGACAAGATTATTAAAATATGTTTGCACGGACACGGCTTTAAACCCTGATACAAACAAACTTGAGCAAGGCTATTTCAATGTCCGAGTTACTCAAGGCGTGGTTGATACCTTTGGCGAACCAATTTGTCCATGTGGTAGCTGTGATGGTTCAATGGTTCATGAATCAGAACAGATCGAGAACAAAATGAGGGAAATATGGGAGGAGACTGTTTAAACGCAGTCCCTCTTTAATAAGTTTTATTTATCAGTCTCACGGGATTGATAAATAAAAAGTATTAGATTACTTTTTAGTTTAGGAGTAAATTTTAACTGTAACATTTTTTAATAAGGGGTTATTATGAAAACAGATTTTAGAATATACGCAAAGACACGCAACATGAAAACTTTTAAAGCTTTCGATGCTTCAACGGGTTCAGTGGTAGATAATTTAATTTATGCAACATACTTTAAAGCATATCAATATGACAAAGTAAAAGCTTATATTGATGCTGAGAATCAAAAACAAGATGCAGTTATTTTTGAATTAAGGGGGGTTTAATTATGATTAAGTCATGGGTAATAGTAAAGTTTAGAAATAATAAAATAGAAATATGGCGAGATTATGATGACGGCTTTATATGGGGTTCGCCTTTATATCAAGTCTTGGGTTTCTTTGATGGATCGTTTAAACAAGCCAAAGAGTATTCAAAAGAATTATTAAAGGAGGTGGCGTAATGTTAGCAGGATTTATTTTAGGTTTATCAGTAGGGATTTTTATAGCAGGTTTTGTCTACATATTCATGGATTCTAAAATGTATGAATTAAGAAACAAATACGCAACAGTGTTTAAACAATCTACAAATCATTGGGGGAAATAAAATGAGTAACTTAACAATAGCACTAGAAGGAAAAGAATTAGAGGAATATATTGCTAAAAGGTTCGGTAAAAAAGAACATAAAGAATATATGAATAAACAACGTTTAAACAGGGAGAAACAAATGCAGACTACTACGCTTGGAATCGTTGACACATTGACACGCTTTAGGTTCGTTGATGAGTTCCAAAAGATCAGACCAAACAACTTTAGCTATGAAGGGCTACATGCTTTATATGATTACTTCGATGATCTATCGCATGACATAGGGCTACCGATCGAGTTTGATCCGATTGCGATATGTTGCGATTACAGGGAATACGAATCGTTTAAACAACTTCAAGAAGACTATCCAAACATTGAAGACTGGGATCAGTTATTTGATAAAACTACTGTTATTAGTCTTGCAGAGTCTGATGGTTTTATTATTCATTACTTTTAAGGGGAGGGCTACGGCTCTCTCTCTATTTTTTTTCAAGGTCGGTCAGTCGGTCATTTGAGATACGCATTTTAAAGGGGAAATTTATGAAATTAAGTTTACAAGAAGTTTTTGATACCTATGAAAATCCTGATAATTCAGGGCTATCATGGAAAGGTTTAGTTCTTAAGGCATTGAGTTATAAGGATATTTATATATCAGTCAATGACTCTATGGAGTGGGTGGTAAGTAAGTCGAGGTCGTTTAAACAAATCAGGGAAGCTGTCGAATCAGTTGATGGTTGCACCTTAGCTTTTTGGTCAACAAAGAAAGCAACAAAGAATATGTTAGATAAGGACAGTGAAGAAAGACACAAGATGACATATAAGGGTATAACATATTGGCACTTAGGATATGCTGATATTATTTTGTGGAATGACTTGGACGAAACAGTTTCAGATTATACCTACAATGATTACATGGAATTATTAAATAGAAACCCAAACTACAAGGAGAAAAGTTATGCCTAAAATGGAAGATTTACAAGACTATGATCTAAATGCAGTATTCAAGATTAAGTTGCGTTTAAACAATGGCGAGATTAAGTATCATGAGTTCAATGCAGATATATTAACAGATCGATTGTTAGATAATCTATTTGAGGCAATCGATGAAAAGTTGGAGGAAATTTATGGGCAGTAGAAGGTATATAGTAGAGACACGCTCAATGCTCAATGATTGGGAAAACTGTTGGATGGATGATGAAGATAAGCCAGTGGTTTTCCACTCAAAGAAAGAGGCAAAGGAAAGTTTAGAGTTGTTTCTTAAAGAAGAGCAAGAAGCGTATGACAGAGGGTTCATCCAAGATGAATACTCTTTAGAAGACTATCGAGTTCGGAGAGTTGACAATGCAAAAGATTGATTACATTTACGAAGTATTTGATTTAACTTCAAACGAATCAATAGGTTATATTAAATCGATTAGTTACGAGAGTGCAGTAGAGGAAGCGTTTAAACGATTTAAGAGACCTGTTGACATTGTATATCACGATAGTTACACTGATGATTTAAGGAGGAATTTAAAATGAAATACAAATATTGGTCAACAGATAAATTATTAAATTTATTAAAAGAATTAGATTATCAAATAAAACATTCTAGTTATGGCATGAGTGATATTTATTTTAGAGAATCTATTGAAGATATTTTATATAAAAGAGGAGAATAAATATGAAATCAAGTAATGATTTATGGCATGGTGATGAACATCTCACTGATAAACCTAAGAAGTATGTAGTTCGTATGAGTGAGGTAGTCACTTATGAGGTAGAGGTTGAGGCATTTGATGAAGAGGAAGCCCAAGAGTTAGCTATTGAAGAGTTAGTTGCTGATTACAACGGAACATATGTAATCGATCAAACAGGTTTTCAAACTGATAGGGTAGATATAATTCAAGACATTAAAGTGGGAGGAACAAACTAATGAATAAAAAAACAGTATTACTCAGAGTTCAATATCCAGTCTATGATTGGGTATCTAGAGCAATCGAAGTAGAGGTTGATGAAAATATGGATGACTATGACATAGAAGAGAAAGTTAGAACTCGCATCGTTGATGCAGTAGGTGGCTCTATCTTATGTTATCCAAATAAAGGAGACGATGTAGGTGAGGGAGTTGACTTTATTATAGACCACGGAATACAGGATAGGGGTTACAATGATGACTACAATTCACAGTCTGAATTTCGTGATTGGATTGAAGTTAATGTGGAGGAATCATAATGAGTTGCGATCCAAACAAAGAAGCAATACTCGAGGCTCTTGCAGAAGAGGCTCATGAGATGTATACAAATGATGGTGTATATGGTGAACAAGCTTGGATTCTTGCAAGAGATGAGGCTATGTATAGATACAAGAATGGACTTTATCAAGAAGGAGATTACGAATGCGATTAGTTAATATAGCGTTTGTTGGAATAATTATAGTAACACTGTTTATGATGTATGATTCGATGGCAGACACGACTACAATCATTATGCCTGATGGTTCAATACTAACATGCGAATCAGATTCAACAGGTATTGTAGTTTGTGTTTGACATTAAATAGTTTTTGTGTTAGCCTTGGGTATGGAATTTAAATACCTTGTAGTTGATGACGAAGGAGAGCCACTCAGAAAGTTTTACTCTCTCTCCCAAGCTGAGTGGTTCTTACGTCTTAAAAACGATTGCAAGATAATTAAGTTGAACTTCAAGACCGATGAACAGATCAGAGAGGAACTGTTTAAACAAGTTGGTGAGGCACTATTCTAAGGAACAATATGAGATGTAAAGCGTGTAATAAAGCGTTGAGTGATTTCGAGGCTACAAGGAAATCAACAGAAACTGGTGAGTTCATTGACTTATGTAACTGGTGTTATGGTAGTATTAGTAAAGATGCACCGATGTATGAGAGGGAAGATTTGAGAGATGAAGAGATCATCAATCCTGATGAAGACGACCTCTTCGATGATTTGTAGTTACTTGTTACAAACGTACATTGTAACTTCGAAACCGAATCTCATTTCAGTTGCTGATGGCTTTGTCCACATAGTGATGTTCCTTTCTTTAGAAATTTATATACTTTTTTCAGTATATAGTAATATTATAACACAATATTAAATTATTAGATATTGTTTAAACATGATTAAGGGGTAGTGAAAAGTATGAGTCAGTTTTTAGGACATATACCTTGTCCACGATGTGGCTCAAGGGATAATTTAGGTGACTACGAGGATCATCAATATTGTTTCGGTTGTAAATATTACAAATTAAAGAACGATATTAATAGTATTCGTAGTAGAATTTACAATAAAAATAAAGATGATAAAGGGGTAGATATGATAGGTAATTTCGCTGAAATACCACGAAATGTTATGAAATGGTTGCTATCTTACGGCATCTCCCAAGATGAAGTTAAGCAATATGACATCAAATGGGATGCTAAAAAACAGTTATTAGTGCTAATTGACACGGCTAAATATTGGCAAGGACGAGTGTTTGATCCAACAAGTAAAATAAAATATATGTCAAGTGGTATAAAGCCATTGACAATCTATGGTGAGGGTGATACTCTCGTGCTTGTTGAAGACATTATCTCAGCGATGAGAGTTGCAAGGACTCGAAGTGGTTTTTGTTCAGCTCCATTGTTGGGGTCTTCACTCTCTTACGAATTTGAGAATCAAATCGTAGAGTCGTTTAAACAAGTTGCAGTTTGGCTTGATCGAGACAAAGCACTGAATGCTCTGAGAATCAAGAGGAAGTTGACAAGCAGAGGATTAGACAGTAGAGTGATCGTTACCGATAAAGATCCAAAAGAATATACAAAAGGGGAAATTGTAGAATGGTTGAAAAGCAGATAATCAAGTTATTTTGTGAAGATAGAAATCTCTTTACAAAGTTTTATAAATATGTTAATATTAATTATATTAAAATTAATTATATTAATATATATAAATTATTTATTATTATAAATAATTATTATAATAAATATATTAATAATAATAATATTAATAAATCTGAATTAGAATTAGCATACAATTCTAACTACCTCCTAAACGAGATGGAACGAAAAGAGATCACTTCTCTGATCGAAGACATCTTCGCTATTGAAATCACAAACCCTGAAGCAGTTATAGACTTACTCGAAGAGCATCGTAAGAGATGCCTCTCAGGTGAGATTGCTCGTATCGCTCTTGACGTTGAGGATGGCAAGGCAGACATCGAGGAACTCCACAAGATCTATGACGAGTTCGATCACTCACAGATTGAGGCTGATGAATCACAAGAGGTTCTTATGGATCTTAACGAACTCTATGACTCTCAGATAGAAACACCAGGATTACGATGGAGATTGAAATGGCTAAACCAAGCACTAGGTTCACTCAGAAAAGGCGACTTTGGTTTTATCTTCGCAAGACCAGAAACAGGTAAGACAACTTTCCTAGCTAGTGAAGTAACTAAAATGGTTCAGCAAACAGAGGGTGAAATCATTTGGTTCAACAACGAAGAACAAGGTAAGAAAGTAGCTATACGATGCTTTCAAGCTATGCTTGGATTAGAATTAGATCCACTCTTCAATGACAAAGAACACAATCAAGAGAAGTTTATTTCTCTAGGTGGAGGACGAATTAAGATTTACGATTTTGATGATTCGTCTCGAGCTTCAAGGATCGATGCAATACTCAAGGAATCTACCCCTGCCTTGATTATTTTCGATCAGATCGATAAGATCAAAGGCTTTAAAGCTGATCGTAACGATTTGGAGCTCAAGGCGATCTATCAATGGGCAAGAGAAATAGCAAAGAGATATGCCCCAGTGATTGCAGTATCACAAGCAAGTGGTGAGGCTGAGGGTAAGTTATGGCTTACAATGGACATGGTAGATGGTTCTAAAACAGGTAAGCAAGGTGAGGCAGATTGGATTCTTGGTATTGGTAAAGAACAAGACAATACATCAAGACTTCGTTTCTTAAACATTTGTAAGAACAAACTGATAGGAGATGTTGATACTCTACCTGAGTTAAGACATGGTTCTACACAGGTTCTTATCAGACCTGAGGTTGCTCGTTATGAAGATATCTAATGTAAAATGTAATGTGTGTGGTAGTAGGGCTACAATATACTTTGAAAAGAAATGGTGGTGTGGTTTCGAGTCAGGGTTTGGTGAATTTAATATAAAGGGGATTTGTAAAAATGAGAAGATTACTGATAACAATGCAAACAGAAGATGAAGTAGTAGAGAAGAGAGACTTAACTCCCTATGCTCAAAACATAGTGGACTTTGTTAGTGAGGATAAAGTTTATTCTCGTAGAGAGATAGCAATAGGCTTAGACTATTTAGTTACATCTGTTATTACTAAGGTAGATGACTTGATTTCAAAAGGATACTTAAAACAAATTAATAACTTTAAATGTCCTATTACAAAGAGAGAAGTAACAGGGGTTACTAAGATATGAAACATCTAACGCTAGACGTAGAAACAACGATTCAGAATAAAGGTAATCCTTTCAGTCGTTTAAACAAGCTCTGTCTCATAGGTCTCAAAGACAATGGTATCTATGACATCGAGTATACAGAACATCCATATCGAGATGACCTTGATCGTGTTCAGTCGGTCATCAACAATCACGATATGCTTGTAGGATTTAATATTAAATTTGATCTACATTGGATTCGTAAGTATGGTATAGACTTTCAGGATAAAAGAATATGGGATTGTCAGTTGGTACACTTTATCCTAATGGGACAATCTAAACCATATCCTAGCTTAAATCAAGTTTGTGAACACTATGGACTAGAGACTAAACTAGATGTAGTTAAAGAAGAATATTGGAAGAACGGCATTGATACTAATGAGATTCCTCGTGATATTCTAGAGGAGTATTTGCAGAAAGATTTAGATCTTACAGAGCAAGTATATTTAAAACAGTTAGAAGATCTTGAAGTAAATCCACATCTTAAAAGACTCATTAGCTTACACAATCAGGACTTACTTGTTCTTGAGGAAATGGAGTTTAATGGTGTCTTATACGATCAGGATAAGTCAGAGATTTTAGGACATGAAATGGAGGAACAAATTGCAAAGCTTGATAAAAGGTTGTATGACATACATAAGTGTGATGATTTCAATCCCAATAGCGTTGATCACCTTAGTGCTTTCTTATATGGTGGTAATGTTACATTTAGGAGGAGACTGCCTAATGGGGTTTATAAGTCGGGAGAGAAAGAAGGACAACCAAGATTCAAATGGGAAGCCCATGAAATAGAGTTTCCTAGACTTGTAAAACCTTTAAAAGGGTCAGAGTTAGAGAAAGAAGGTTTATACTCTACTGATGAACAAACACTTCGTAGTTTAGCAGGATCAAAGAAAGCATCAGAAGTTATTAAGATTATATTGACAAGAGCCGTTTTAGAGAAGAGAATGACAGCATACTATAAAGGTTTAGTTAATTTGATTACAGAACAGAATTGGGAAAGAGGTCATATCTATGGACAACTTAACCAATGTGTGGCAAGGACAGGTAGACTATCAAGTAGTAAACCTAATTTACAGAACTTTGATGGTGAAATCAAAGGACTATTATTATCACGATATAAGGAGGCAATATGAACAGTGACAACTACACACCTGATTATGATGAAGGTATGCAACTTCAATCAGATCAGGAAGAAGCTTATGTAGTACATACAGTTAATGATATAAACACAATCATTCAAGAGATAGGTGTTGAGATAGTTATGGAAAATCTTAATGACTACTCTACTGAGCAGATTGTTAAATGGTTAGCAAAGCACTACTAATGAAAGATAATTACAAAGGTGCATTTTGGTATCCTTGGGATTGTTTTGGAACCCATGAATCATTTAGAACAAGACGTTTAGATGAGCTTTATGAATATATAGAAAAGCTTGGAGTTCAGGAAGCTTGGATACAATATATTATTCATGATATTGAAGATGTGATTCAGATAGATGGTCCTGAGTTTTTAATGAAACACTTAGATGTACCTTCTAAAAAGAAATTAATAGATTATATTAAGAGGCATTACTAATGTTATTACAAGCAGATGCAAAACAACTAGAGTGGGTAGGTGCTAGTTATTTGTCTCAAGATCAAGTAGCGATTGATGAGATATGGAAAGGCACAGACATGCACTCTGATAATCAGAAAAGATTTGGACTACCAAGTAGATTGATTGCTAAGACTTTTGTATTTAGATTAATCTATGGAGGCAGTGCTTGGTCTTATGCTAATGATCCTAACTTTAAAGATGTAGGTAAAGAAGAGTTCTGGGAAAATATCATTAAAGAATTCTATAATAAATATAAAAACTTATATCAGTGGCACGAAGAGATATTCTTTAAGGCTAAAAGAGATCATAAACTTATCATGCCTACAGGACGTACTTATTTTTATGAGCCTGAGATTAAGTATGGTAAGATGAAGTATCCTCGAACAAAGATATTAAATTATCCAGTTCAAGGACTCGGTGCAGATTTAATGGCGATAGCTCGAGTATCATTGAGAAATCGTCTTAAAGGTCGTGATGGAGTGAAGATGGTGAATACTGTTCACGATTCCATTATCCTTGACTTTGATCCAAAAGTGTGGGATAATGTTACATTGGTCAACATAGTTGATAAATGTTTTGAAGATGTTCCTGATAACTTTAGTAAGTTATTTGGAGTAGATTTTAACTTACCTATGCGAGTCGAATGTCAAGTTGGACAAACATGGGGTGATATGGAGATTATAAATGCAAATCACAGTAATTGATGTAGGACAACCTAATACTCATTCAACTAAGAATGGTAGATCATATCAGTCAATGGAAGTAACATATAAGAATGATAGTGGTCAAGTACAATCTAAAAAGCTAATGTCATTCAGTAATCCTGATGTGTTTAAACAGGCTAAAGAATGGCAAAAAGGTGACACAGTAGATGTCAATACTCAGAAAGATGACAATGGCTATTGGCAGTGGATTAGTATTGGAGCTGATGCAATAGCACAAGCTACAAGCACTACAAGTAATGCTAAACCAACTACACGAGTCACTGGTAGTAACTATGAAACTAAAGAAGAACGAGCACAACGTCAAGTTATGATCGTAAGACAGTCATCTATCTCTTCTTCTATCTCAGCTTTGACTGCTGAAGGTAAACAACCTTCTGTCGCAGACATTTTAGCTATGGCTAAAGAGTTTGAGAACTATGTAATGGATAACAAGTCTGTTAATTCAGTTGCAGATATGGAAGACGATATTCCATTATAATGAAAGCTTTAGTTGACATGGATTTAGTGTGCTTTCGAAGTGCAGCGAGTGCTGAGAAAGATGATGTAGGTATAGCTATCTATCGTATGAATGAACTGTTTGATCAGATCATTGAAAAGGTAGGAGCTACTGAATACCAAGCATTTCTTACAGGCTCTCGTAATTTCAGGAAAACTATTTATCCTGAATACAAAGCACATCGTAGAGCACCTAA